CAGGTTCATGGTTTTCTAAAAATCGTAATACAGCAGAAAATTATGCTCTTAGACCTTCAAAATCTTATCAAGACGAAACGGGAAAAGCATTTAGAATGGGTTTTAATCCTGATAATCCCGGAGTTATTAGAAGAGTAGATCTTGATTTAGGACCTTACGGTAATAAACACAGGCAAGTGCTGGAACTTAGTGGTAAAAAAACACATACACCTTACTATAATCTCCCTGAGGAAGAAGCATCTCAAAGTATTATTTCTTTGATAC